AAAAGTTTTTATTAGATTCTGAAGGAGTTAAAACACTGAAGAAATTATTCCCAGAACAGAAAGATTTGTTTGATGATTTCTCTACTATTATTAAGAATGCTCAAGGTTCTAGTACTACACCTCTATGGATATCAAGGTTCATTGCTTCTGTATTAGGGTATAGAGCTGGTGGAGGTGAAATAACTGGCGGAGTAACTACAGCTATTTCTCTTAAATCATTAGACTCAGCTCTTAATTCTAAAGGTTTCCGTAAATTAGCTATGGATGCTTATAGACAGGGAGACCCTAATGAGAAGAAAATTAATGGTATGGTGAAGTGGTTAAAAGCTAACACTGATATAACAGATGAAGGTCTAAAATCATTCAGACAACAGATGTTAGGTGGAGCTACACTTGTAGGTGGTATCAGTGCAACTGAAGACTACACTGATGTAGAAAATGTTAAGAAAATAGGACAAGCGTTGCCGTTTGTCGGTGAGTATATTCAATAGGAGTAAATAATGGCAGAACAAGGTACGCAGTACGGACAACAAGCAAAGAACTATCTGATACAAGAGTTTATGAAAGATTTGTCACCTGAGATGGCAGCTGCAATAGCTAAACTTCCGACTGACAAACAGTTTGAACTATTGGCACAACTAAATAAAATTAAACAGATGAATAAAGCAGCGGGGACTGGTCTAGAGGCTATAGGTGGTTTTGCTGATGGTATGAGTAATGTGTTAGATACCGCAGGTCAAGGTTTAAATGAATTAAGAGGTATTCAAGAGCAGATGAGAATGATGCCTAGAGGGATGTTCGGAGGAGAGTAATATGGGAATGTTTAGTAGTGCTGGTCAAGCAGTAGATGATTTCTTCGGTAATATCTTTAAGACAGAACCTGAAGAGTGGGAGAAACAAGGATTTGATGACTACGAACAATGGTGGGAATATATGATGCCAGACATTAATCAGTATAAATCTCCTATCTATCCTGGTGGGTTCGACAAAGATAGATACGAGGCAGATATGTATGAGTGGAGAAAGTTAAAACCTCTATAGTAATTAATCCTTATTGTCCTTCCATAGGTCATATTGATAGTGAAGTCCATCATTACCATTCTGTCCGATTATATCCATCCTATCGCCATCCCACTCTTCTTCACTTAAGAGTTTCGTGTAGTAGTTTTCGACAGCAGTTGTTTTAATTCTTTCAACGAGTTGGTTGTACTTTTCTTCTGCCTCGATTCGTTTCTTTTTCTCTTCTTCATACTTCCTAACCCAAGAGATATACGAGTCTTTCTGTAATTCATCCCAAGCAGACATTATTGGTATCTCTTAAACCAAACTCTACGACCATTCTTTCTGATGTCTATTGTCTTACAGTATTCAGTAGCACCACGCTTCTCAGCTGACATAACATACATATAACAAGACCATACATCTTTACATACATAAGTACCTCCTCCTTCTACTCCATCATTCTTTACTACATCCATAGTAATTAAATCTGGTGCAGGGAACTGATACACATTTGGTTTATTCCAATCGTGATTAGCAAATGCTACACCGCTAAATAACAATCCTAATAATAACTTACGCATATCTTCCTCCAAATCTCATAGGTATTTCTTTACCTGTATCATCAACAATAAGTAGCTCAGTATATTCTACTACCTCAGCATCCTTACCTTTACCTGTTTGTGTACGTACAACCTGTACATCTTTTACTTTATATTTAGGTTTTACCATCCCCATTCTCCTTTCATACCAGCAGCTGAGTAATCAGTTACTGTTCCTTCAAAAAAATTCTTAAAACTATCTCCAGCAATAATCCATTCTACCCACGGCAGCGGATTATCTTTAACACCGTAGTTTGCTTTAAGTCCTAGTTGTATTAATCTCCTGTCCGCCAAGTGTCGAATGTAATCTTTGACTTCGCCTTTTTCCAGACCCTCGATGCTTCCCATTTTATACGCCAAATCGATAACCTTGTCTTCCAGTGAGACAGCAGTTCTAACCATTTCATAGATTTCCCTCTTAAAATCATCCGTAACAACTCTTGGATGCTCCTTACAAAATTGTCTAAATAACCTAGACATACCTTCAACGTGCATAGATTCATCTCTTATGCTCCACTCAACTACCTCACACATACCCTTCATTTTACCGAATCTTTGGTAATTAAGCAACATAGCAAACGCAGAGAATAGAGACATTCCCTCATTGACACAAGTCTGTGCCAAAGATTTAGCAAGTCCGTGTAGAGTAACTACATCATTGTCTTGCATAAATTCTATCTTGTCTTTCATTTGTTTGTATTCTAAGAATGCAGAATACTCACTATCATCAAATCCTAATGTGTCATTCAGTAGTGCATAGGCTCTCTGATGTGTTCCTTCTCTATTAGCAAAGGACATAATCATATTCCTAATCTCGTGGTTACGAAATTTAGGCAAGAAGAGGTCACAATAGTTCTGCCCTACTTGAACATCAGATTGAGTAAAAAGTCTTAAAATTTGGGTAATATGGTTCTTCTCAGTATCTGTTATGTCTCCTCTTTTCCATTGGTCGACATCTTCTTGTAGTTTGACTTCCCATACACCCCAATGAATCTTCTCGTGTTCCTCAGCAATTTCCATTGCCCACTGATGATTAAATGGTTTATAAGTGACTGCTTCATCTAATACACCTACTTCAGTGTTCTGTTGGTTTAATATCATAACTTTCCTCGTTATTATCTATAATCTGTACCACTAAATCTATCATAGCTGGTAAACATATCTCACATAAAGTAACAGGCATTCTTCCGAAATAACTCTGTACTCCTCCTAAATCTTCCTCATATTCACACCCACATATATTACATATGCTCGATGGTTCTACCCTTGACAACTTAGACATTCTGTATCCTCTTTAAATGTTTCTAACTTAACTCTCTCTACTTTCTTACCTATCTGTTCGGCAGTAGCACCACTATTGGTACGAAGATAGTAAAGACCTTTTAATTTCTTAGCCCAAGCAGAAAGATGGACTTTGTTTACATAACCTTTATCGCTGCCAGCTGGGAAAAATAGATTTACACTTTGTCCTTGACATATATAAGGTTGTCTACCCGCAGCGTGTTCTACGACCCATAATTGGTCTAGTTCAAATGCAGTCTTAAATACATCCTTCTCCCACTCAGATAAATAATCTAGGTGTTGTACAGAACCTTCGTGATGAATAATGTCTTTCCATTGCTCCTCTAACCAATCCTTTTCAAGACCTAATCTTAATCTATGTTCGTTAAGGACACGAGCAAGTTGCTTATTCTTTACGAGATGAGACCCAACCCTAGTCCTATGTGTATAAGCATTAGACTTAATAGGCTCAATGGAAGCAGAAGTACCACAGATAATAGAACTATTAGCATTAGGGGCAATAGCAAGTAGGTGACTATTCCTTCTCCCACTTCCTTTACCATCTGAGTATTCTCCACGAACTTCAGCCAATCTTTTAGTCGCTGCAACTGCTTCCTCCTTAATGTGTTTAAACATCCTTAGGTTCTGTCCAGTTGCCTGTGCAGACTCCCAAGGAATATTCTTCGATTGTAGGTACGAATGGAAACCCATAGCACCTAATCCTAAACTCCTCTCTTGTAGTGCAGATAATTTAGCTCTCCATAATTCTTTAGGTGCATTCTCAATAAATGCCTGTAGCACATTATCTAACATCTCAATTAAATCTGATACAAGTTCTGTCCCTTTCCATTCGTCAAAGTGTTCCAGATTGAGGGAGGATAAGCAACATACTGCCGTCCTATCCTCATTTGTGGGAAGATGTATCTCATTACAGAGATTGCTTCCCTTAATTGTAAGTCCGAGGGTTTGTAACTCTTTTGGTAATTGTCTATTTGCTTCATCGATAAAATTTAAGTAAGGTTCACCAGTTCTAAATCTGACTTCTAAGAGTCTTTGCCATAGTTCTCTCGCACTGACTGTATCACGGACTTCACCATTGCTAGGGTCAGTAAGACTCCAAGGCTTATCATCGACAACACAATCCATAAAGGCATCAGTAATATTGACAGCGTTATTAATGTTAAAACACTTCCTATTACTATCACCTCCAGTAGGTACTCGAAGATTGATGAACTCGATAATGTCTGGATGACTGATGTCAGTATACGCCGCATAGCTTCCCTTCCTTGTTTTTCCTTGTTTATAAGCTGTCATTGCTGAATCAGCTACTTTAATAAATGGTATAGGACCTGGAGCTTTATCTGACACTGGTCTTACATCTCCCCAATGTCCTCCTACACCTCCACCTTTAACACTCAACCAAGCTAACTCAGATTGATGTTGTATGAGACCATCAAGGTCGTCAGGAACATAACTAAGAAAGCAAGAAATAGGTAGTCCTTTAACTTCTTCTCCTGGCATCGGAGCGTTAGACAATATAGGACTACTGAACATAAACCACCCAAGACTAACAGCATCATATAACCTCTGTGCTAATTCTAAATCATTGTTACTATAGGCAACACAAGCTCTAGCATATGCTTCTTGTGGTGACTTCTCTTTACCTCTAAGATAGTAGTTAGTGACAAGCTCACGTGCCTGTTCAGACATCTTCTTGTCTCTCTTTCTATCTATAATAATACCTAAGTAATTACTTCTCACGTGCCTTCACCTCTATCTCTACCATCTCTTCACCATTGTCATCATAGTAAGAGAAGTATGTTAAGTCTCCTCTGTTGTGCATCAAGATTGCATCAGTCATTCCTTCTCTGTATGCTCTCTTGTCTATAAAGTATATTACTACTGCACCTATTATAACCCATATCAAACTAACTAAATATATTTCATTCATAAAATTCCTCAAACCTGTGCTTCTTATCTAGTAACTTCTTCTCGAAGGCATCAAGCAACTCCTCTGGTTCAATCTCTAGTTCATCACAGATAAGACATACGTCATAGTTCTGTGCGATTCGTTGCTTAAGTTCTTCAAGTGTAATCATTAGAAGTTTCCTTTCTCTGTATCTACGTAGTAGTTAGTTATCTTACCTCTATCTACTGCCTCTAGGTGTCCATCATAACAGTGTTCTTTGTATCCACAGAATGAACAGGTCATAGATAGTCTTTCTCTACCAGACTTCTCGAATGATGTGGCTTTAGCTATTCTCATTGGAGGTGTGTCTAGTTCCATCTTAGCCTTGAGGTCGATGATGAATGTATCAACGTCTGTCTCAAGTTCTTGCTTACATAGTTTCATCTCTGATTTATTTTTATTGTAAGCAAGGAAGTAAGCAGAGTCTTTACCTTCTGCCTTACCATAAGCTGATAGTTGTTTGATGTAACCAAATGTATCTTCCTTGATTCCATCTTCAGCAAACTTATTGTCATATGACCAAGCACTTGCTGTCTTCACATCAACTAACTCACCATCTATATGACAATCTTGTGAACCATTGATACCTTCTAGTGTATGCTTTGCTTGTTTGTTAGTGACAGTATGTCCTGCTAACTCAACCAACCCTAGTATCACTGCTTCCATAATGTGTCCAGTAAGGAATGTAAGATAGACATTACCCTCAATCTCCTCAGCATCATAGCCTTTGCATTGATACCACTGTGCTCTCTCACATCTACCAATGCCTGACATACGAAGGTGTGTCTGCTTTTCTCTTGGTGTTAGTGCATCTACTACTGCTTCACTAACTTCCTTACCTATAGTATCAGCAACCTTTTGTAGGTCACCTTCTACTTCCTGTGTCAACATTAAGTTGTACACATCTCTTACTACTGTATCAATAGTTTTCATTTATACTCCTTGATTAGTCTCTCCAAATACCACTTTGCTTTGTGTAAATCTTCAAGACCATTCTTCTTCTTGTAACGTGATATATATTTTACCACATTTCCTTCCAAGTAATTCATCTTTTGGTCCAAAATATATTCAATTGTTTCTATGTTCCCTTGTTTGTAGTGGTTAGGGTTGATATTATCTTTCATTTGCTCTCCTTAAATACTCTAGTGCTTTGTTTATACCTTCTAGGTTATCTTCAAATATACCTAATCCTTTGTTACAGCTTTTACACAATACCCCTCTAAATTTCATAGTATCGTGACAATGGTCGTAACATAGATTTTCTTTAGTTCCACAAATTTCACAACAATCTGAAGTTGACATTTTTTTATTATAGTCTTCGACAGAAACATTATATATTTTTTTTAATCTGTATTTTTTATTAGTCAAATAGTAAGATTCTGGTTTGTTTCTTCTTCTGTCTCTATCATATTTGTTTTTAC